ACTGACCCGTCTTTTGACCGACCTGAGAAGAACAAACCATTACAGTCTATATCAGAAAGATATATACAACTGAATGCCTGTAAGTATGTAGATGAGATTATTCCCTACGAGTCAGAAGAGGACTTGCTGAGGCTTATGCAGTTGATTGACTTCGATGTACGTATCATTGGTGAAGAGTATGAAGAAAAAGATTTCACGGGCAAGGATTATGCTCTTGCCAATTTCATCCAAGTATACTATAATAAAAGACATCACAACCTCTCAACCAGTAATTTGAGATATAAAATGGAAAATGAAAATGGCAAAGATTAAACCAAAAGACAAACCACACTATGTGAACAATGCACAGTTTTCACAAGCAGTGGTTGATTATGTTACCGACCTCAATGGTGCGAGAGAAGCAATGGTCAAGTTACCAAAAGTACCCGACTATATTGCAATGTGTTTCTTAAAGATTTGTGAGGGTCTATCCCACAAGTCCAACTTCGTTCGTTACACCTATCGGGAAGAGATGGTGATGGATGCAGTAGAGAACTGTCTAAAAGCAATTGAGAACTATAACCTAGAAGCCGCAACCCGTACAGGTAAACCTAATGCGTTTGCATACTTCACACAGATTTCATGGTTCGCATTCTTACGTAGAATTGAGAAAGAGAAGAAACAACAAGATATCAAGATGCGTTATATGGAACAGTCTGGTATTGAAACCTTCCTTGACCAAGAACTAGGTGACGCACAATCTAGGGCAGTTGCCTCTGCGTTTGTTGACCAACTCCGTATGCGTATTGATGAAATCAAAGACAAAGATACTGAGTGGAAAGCAATCGTTAAGAAAGAACGTAAGAGACGTACTGTCAAGGCAGACTCAGACCTAACTGATTTTATAGTTGACTAATCCTGTGGAGTAATGTATAATGGACAAGTATAAAGAAAGAAAAAGTGAAATGAAACGGCTTCGTAAGAAGGCAATTAAAATGCAAAACAATTCTGCGGGTAAACTACCTATGGCAGATGCAATGAGATTGGTAAGAAAAGATAATGAAAATAGCAATATTAAATGACACCCATGCGGGTTGTCGAAACTCATCTGACATTTTCATGGATTATCAAGAACAGTTCTATCGAGACGTGTTCTTTCCGTATTTGTTAGAACATGATATCAAACAGATTGTACACTTGGGTGATTACTACGATAACCGCAAGACTATCAACTTCAAGGCACTGCAACACAACCGTAAGATATTCCTTGAACCTATGCGTAAACATGGTATCACTATGGATATCATTCCTGGCAACCATGACGTGTACTATAAGAACACCAATGAGTTGAACGCACTGAAGGAACTACAAGGTCACTACATGAATGAAGTGAATCTTATTATGGAACCAACAGTGATGAACTATGGTGGCACCGAAGTTGCAATGGTTCCTTGGATTAATCCAGAGAACGAGAAAGACACACTGGAGTTTCTGAAGAACACTAGTGCGGAGATTGTGGGCGCTCACTTGGAACTACAAGGTTTCGAGATGTCTAAGGGCCAAGTGTGTATGGAAGGTATGAGTAGAAAACACTTCGATAGATTCGATATGGTGTTGACTGGTCATTTCCATGCAAAGTCTAGTATGGATAACATTCACTACTTGGGTAGTCAGATGGAGTTCTTCTGGAACGATTGTGATGACCCCAAACATTTCCATATCCTTGATACCGAAACAAGAGAACTGACTGCGGTTCAGAATCCTATTCGTATCTACGAGAAGATTTATTACGACCACGAGAACATGAACAAGTTCAAAGACCTCAAGTATCTGGACAGTAAGTTCGTCAAGGTTATTGTTACCAACAAGGGTGACCCATATGAATTCGAACGATTCATTGACCGTGTACAGGCACAGAAGATTCACGAACTAAAGATTGCGGAAGACTTCGCAGAGTTTATCGGTTCTAATGTCAACGATGACAACATATCGGTTGACGATACCGAGACACTTGTATACGACTATGTTGACAACGTTATTACAGACCTAGATAAAGGACGTATCAAGAAAGAGATTTCTCACTTGATGAAAGAAGCACAAAGTATGGAGATTGTCTAATGGCAACCAAGAACGATATAACTGGTGACTCCATCCAGACCAAACATGGTGGTAAAGACTACTCTGATGGCTGGGATAGAATTTTTGGTGATAAGGGTGATAAGAATCAGAAACACAAACAACAGGACTTGACCGAACTAAATGGTGACGGTAATCGTGACCGTGGACGTTATGGTGAAGACTTGATTAAGGCAACACCAGAGGATTTGGCAAGAGAAAATCCTTTCCCTTTTTGGGAACACTACTGCACCGTTGAATCTAGTTTGATAGGTGTGGCAAAAGGTGAACCTTGTAATTGGTGTGGACTTGAAGAGTGACTTTACTGTAGCTGAGATTGGATATAACGATGCGAAATCTATAATTGTATCCAATCATTATCTTGGTAAAATATATGATGAACATAATGAGTTTGTTCATGACTACAAATATTATGGATTATTTGAGAGAGGAAACCTAACAGGTGCAATTCAATATACGTCTTATTGCCCAAAGAAATGTAACCGACACTGGTTACGATTCTACTACGGGTGTGAACTCACCGACTATTCCAAATTCTATGAAATATCCAGACTGGCGGTAGACAGTAAGGAGTATAATATCACCTCGTGGTTTGTATCCAGAACCATGAAGATGATTGACGCTGATTACATCTGCACGTCCACTGATAGTAGAATGCACGATGGTACAATCTATTCTGCATGTAATATGAACTATCACGGGACAATGACAGATAGGGCGAAAGGTTATATGGACATACCATTTAACGTTTTCTCTAGGATATACCGAGATGATATTGAACAATACTGGGAGAAGAAACGGCTTGACTTTTATTGATGAGAATGGTATTATTACACGATGATAAATTTTAGAAAACTACGGTTTAAAAACTTCCTGTCTACAGGAAACAATTTTACAGAGATAGCATTCGACACAACTCCGACCACATTGGTGGTGGGTCATAACGGTGCGGGTAAGTCAACTATGTTGGATGCCCTGTCGTTTGGTCTATTCGGTAAACCACATCGAAAGATATCTAAAAACCAACTAATCAACACAATCAATGCCAAGGGTACTTTGGTAGAGGTTGAGTTCTCTATTGGTAAACAGAACTATAAAGTTATCCGTGGTATCAAACCTAATAAGTTTGAAATCTGGGTCAACGGTAATATGGTTAACCAAGACTCTCATGCAAAAGAATATCAGTCTATGCTTGAGAAAAACATTCTTATGTTGTCTCACAAATCATTCCACCAGATTGTGGTACTGGGGTCATCATCCTTTGTACCGTTCATGCAGTTGGCGGGTGGTTCTAGACGTGAGGTGATTGAGGACTTACTTGATATCAACATGTTCTCTAAGATGAACGGACTTCTCAAAGAGAAGATGTCTATTCTTAAAGACCAGATTGGTAACAACGTTCATCAACTAAATTTGGTTGACACTAAGATTAATTCACAGAAGAAGTATCTGCGTGACCTGAGTGAGATTACTGCGTATCAGAAGAACGAGAAACTGGCGAGTATCAAAAGTCTACAGAGTGACATCCGTGAACTGAACGAGGCGAACCAAAAAGTTTCACTGGATGTTGCGGAGTCTAAGTCGGTCACTACTGATATGGTTACGACACAGAAGGAACTGAGTTCTCTGAATGAGTTCGCTGCGGGATTCAAGGCACAACAGAAGGACGTGGTCAAACAGGCAAAGTTCTTTGAAGATAATGATACCTGTCCTACATGTGACCAACAGATTGATACCAAACTCAAAGAGTGGCACCTGAACAAATGTAAGACCAAAGCGGGTACTATCGCAAACGCACTAACGTTACACAAGACACGTTCCGAAACTTTAGAAGCCAAGGTTGAGGAACTGGGTAGGGAACTTGAACAGGTTCGTAACTGGCAATCCAAGGTGGACGCAAACACTCAAGAGATTAGTCGTATCAATCGTAACATTGATAAGTTAAATGATGAAATCTCTCGTATTGATAATGAGAGTGGTGACATGTCAGAAGCAAACTCTGCACTAGAAGAATTACGTGCAGAGAAAGAAACCCTACAGGAAACGAAGTATAAACTCAACGAACAACATTCTTATAACCAAGTGTATGCAGAGTTACTAAAAGACACTGGTATCAAGACCAAGATTATTAAACAGTACTTACCAGTCATCAATCAATTGACTAACAAGTACCTACAGATTCTAGACTTCTTTGTACACTTTGATTTGGATGAAAGTTTCGTAGAGACTATTCGTTCAAGACATCGTGATAACTTTTCGTATGACTCATTCTCTGAGGGTGAGAAACAACGGATTGACCTGTCCCTACTATTCACGTGGAGACAGATTGCAAAGATGAAGAATAGTGTGGCCACTAATCTACTAGTCCTTGATGAGACATTTGACTCGTCACTGGATGAAGAGGGTATCGAAAACCTCATGAAGATTATCTCTACACTAGGTGAGGATACAAACGTGTTTGTTATCTCACACAAGAGTGAACTCGAAGATGCACATTTCCATCGTAAGATTGAGTTCGTAAAAGAAAAGAACTTTAGTAAAATAAAAGCTTGACTTTAAATGAAACCTGTGTTATCATACACTTTATAAATTAGAAAACCGAGAGGAATATATTATGGAATTATCCGATACAACGTTGAACGTTCTCAAGAACTATTCAACAATTAACCCCAACATTGTTATCACTGAAGGTAGCACTGTGAAGACAATCTCCGTTGCACGGAACGTCTTATCTAAAGCTGAACTCACCGAAGAGTTCCCTGCCTCATTTGGCATCTATGACCTGACAGAGTTTCTAAACGTTCTGTCATTGGTTGA